AGGGCAATGGCTGCCTCCATACCGCCGTCAAGGGCGATATGCCAGAGCTTGATCCCGCCGATGGAGGCGCTAAAGAATCCGTTCCAGCTCGTGAAGGCACGAACGGCTCCGCCGCCACCACCACCGCCGCTACCGCCACCCATGGCACCAAGGAATCCGCGAACGGAGGAGGTGGCCGAGGCAATCCCGCTACCAAAGGAGCGCAGGGAGTTCATGAACGCCCCGCCGATAGCCTGTCCGGTCCGGAGGAAGGCGGCCCCCATTGCCTGGAGGACCGCGACACTCAGACCGGCGTTGTACTCGGCCTTCTTGGACTCGTCCGCCATCTTGAGCATGCTCATCAGGAACGGGCTGAACGCCTGGTCGGTATGCGTCAGGTTGCTTCCGAGCGCCGCCGTGGCGTACCCCAGGCCAGAGGTGGCGTCCTCAGCCTTCTTTATGACCTCGACATCGCCCATCGTAGGGATGTTCTTGAAGTCGAAGTTGACAGGGATGTCAATGACGCTGCCGGTCTCCCCGACCTTGGGGATATTCTTGATGTCGATGTTTCCGGGGATGTCCAGCACCGGCATCGTCTGGCCATGCTGGATAAAGTCCTTGATGATGACGTTGGCTGGCAGATTTAGGATCGGCATGTGAGGTCCGACTACGCGCCCATAGTCAAACGTGATCGGTACATGCTCCGAGCCAATGTTGCCCAGCTTCGGCAGCTTGGCCATATCGAACTTGATCGGGATATCATAGGCGACGTGACCCAGCTTCGCGAACTGGGCGGAGAGGTCGGCCGGCGTTAGGTTGAAGTCGAGGACGTCCGAGATTCCGCTCTGGTTGATCAGCCGCTTGATCAGCTGGAGCTGCGTCATCAAACGTCCCGGCTGGACATCGATGTCAGCGAGGTCGGCGATACCGAGCGACTGAAGTTTCGACCGCAGGGCCATGAGGCCGGTGTTCAGATCCGGGATGTTGATCTTCCCGAAGCTGATGTCATCGGCCGCCTTCTTCAGCATCTCGATCTTCGCCAGCGCCTCGCCGACATCGAGGTTGAGCCGACGGTCACGGAAGGCGTCGTCCAGTGCCTTCTTCATCGCGGCAATGCGCGCCATGACCGACGCGAACGCAGGGCCAGACAGGTCGTGAGCGGTGATACGAATCTCTACTTCATTCGCCATCGTACCCTACCATCTCATCGTCTACTTCCCTGCTGCCCATTTTAATGATCCTCATCATCCGGAGGAACGTGACCGGCTGGTCCAGTATTCCGCCGTCGCGCGGCAGCTTACCGAACTGGTTGCAGAGCCCGACTACGAGCTCGGCGGACTCCAGCTCGGCAGGCTTTCTGACAACTTCTCCAGATCTAGTTGTTGCTCCTCCAAATTGTCTCCACCGGAGGAGCTGCTCTTCGAGGTTTTTGGGATAGACATCATTGCGAACTGCCAGGCTGAAATCAGGAGTTCGGCGAGGTTCTGATCGATCTTGTGCCAGCCCTCAAGAGTCAGCGGGACGGGCTCGCCCTCGGGGATCTCCATGTCCCAGGACTCGACATGCTCAAGGAACAGGCTGGCAACGCGGTCGTTCGCCGCCCGGACCTCGGAAGACGAGGAATGCTTTTCGTCAGACCATGAGAGCATGTCGTTCCACTCGCCGATTGTGCACGGCCTGGCCCGGACGGTCAGGCCGTGCAACGGCGTGTCCTCTTCGAACACTAGCTTGAAAACTGTTGACTTCGGTGTGAATCCCACTGTAGCCTCCGTTACAGTTGTAGGGGATGGTCAGGCGTGCGAGATCCAGGTCGGGACGGTACCGTCCGCGAGCGAGCCGGGAACCTGCCAGGTCAGCTCGCCCGTGTTGGCGCGGGTGATCTGGTAGTCGGTGAGCAGGCAGTTGGCGACCAGCGACGGCAGACCGGTCGTCGCGCCGACCGGGTCGATCTCCACCGAGCGCTGCACCGAGGTGCTCGTGACGGTCGAGAACACTGCGTGGCTGGTCGCCGTGTCCGGCGAAACCGCACCAGAAGAGTTCCACACGCCGTTGAGCGTCACCGTGTAGTCCGCGAGCAGGAGGATCCGCTCGTTGGCGAACTTGTTGACGCCGGTAACGTCCTGGGTGTTACGCGGCGTGGTGAACGAGTAGTTGGTCACGTCGTTGGTGATCGTCTGCGCGACCGAGGAAGCGTCCTGGACGATAATTACGCCACCAAGACCGCTAGTCTTTGCCATTGCGGATCATCCTCTCTGTACTGCTTCGGCAATGCCGATCTGGTGGGTGGCGAAATCGTCCACCCAATCCTCCGGTCTCTGGTGCAGGTAGCGCTTGGTAGCGCGCGGGTTTCCGCGCCAGTCGCCGCCGGACACGTAGTAGAACGGGGGACGTTCAAGGGGCACCCGGTGGCTGTCCCGCTTGAAGCAAGGGTTGCCGGGGCCATAGATGAGCTTCACCTCATACGGGCCAGTACGCTGCATTTGGTAGCGCCGGTCCTTATCGACCTTGGTCAGATAGTGAAGCTGCTTCTGTCCAAGCTCAGTGCTGAAGTCGCACGTCATGACGAACCCGTTTAGGAAGTCGGCACACTCGGCTTCTTCACAGTCCGCCCGCCGCCAGTGGCTTCGGAACGGAGCGGACATTGAGTAGGTCTTGTAGTACTCTGGCCCGAGGTCCGGCGCGAGCCGGGAGACCATCGTTTGCCCAAACGGCACCTGGACCATGTGTGCCATTACCAGTTCATCCCCTTCCCGAAAGCAAGAGCGAACCATACGAATCCGATGAGGATGCCGATCCCCAGCGTCGCTACGGCTACCAGGAGCCATCCCCACCAGGGCATTAGAACACCTTGCCAGCGACGAGGTTCCGAGTGAAGTGGACGGCGAACTGGGCGTAGGTAAAGGTGCCCGTCGTCACCACCTTGAGGAACTGGTTGATGGTCGTCGCGTTGGAAACCGCGACACGCTGCGACTTGTTCGGCGCGTTGAACGCGGAGGAGGTGAGCCCCGTGCTCGTGTAGGTACCGCCAACCGAGGTCGCATGCTGGATGTCGATGGTCACCGAGGTACCGACCAGGGCGACCAGCTGGAAGTATGCCTGGGCCCCGAACGCCGTCTGGGCTGTGTCCGTAAAGGCCGCACCCGTCGTCGCTACCGTGTCCGCCCGGAGACCGGCGGTTAGCTGGGTGCCCCACTCAACGCCGTAGCCGTCCGACTGAACCTCGACCTGCATGGTTAGCTGGCCGGTATTATCGCGGGTGCCATCGTAGCCGATCTGGACGCCCCAGCAGCTGGCGCAGGGGTTGCCAACCGCCGCTCCGTTGAAGTAAGTGGCGACTTCGTCGGTGGTCGGAAGGAGCTTTAGGGCATTGTGCTCGGTCAGAACCCCAACCCAGTTCCATGTCGGAGCCGCGCTGTAAGTGATTGAGATCGGCTGGCCGGCCGGAACAACGTAGGTACCAGCCGTTGTGCCAACCTGGACGTTATTCACCTTGACTGAGGTAAGGGTGCCGCCCGTGATCGTCACCAGCACGGGCCAGGCATTGGTGTTAACCTGGTTAACGGTTGTCGCCGGGACCGAGGGGGTGTTCGTTGTGCCCGTATTCTCGAACAGCGTGGTGAACTGAATCGATCCGTCACGCAGACCCGGAAGCCGCGCCTCAGCGAACTGCTTGATGGTCGTCGCCTCAAGGAGCGCCGTCGGTCCGCTGATCTTGTCGATGGAGGCGACGTCACCGCTCAGGTCGAAGCCCCCGATGTAGAAGTTGTCGCCCAGCCCCGATGACTTAGCCATAACGCCACCTGCTTAAATGCGTCGTTGATTACGATTGGGATATTGAGGGTCATGATCCGATACATGCGCCGGTCGATCTCCACGTAACCAGCCTGCGCACTGAGACCCTGAGCCCCCATGTTCGCCCCCTCGATTCCGAGGAGGTCGATATACCGTACATCAGCAGCGCCACCGAGGTCGAAGTCGGCGCTGAAGGCCGCCATCATGTCCGTTGTCGCCGCCATCACCTGCGGATCAATCATGTCATACGGCTGCTGGTTGAACGGTATGTAAATCCTCCCCTGGAACTGGACGAGAATCGATGTAGCCGCCAGGCCGCTTAGCCGAGCCGGTCGAATGATCTGAGCCCAGACGGCAAACACGATCCCGTTGCCCGGGGCTGACTTTGGCTCGTGGCCGTTGACCGAGTCAAACCGCCCGCTCGAGAGCGCATAGCTGACGATCTTATCAATCACCTGGTTGATCGCTGCATCATCGAAGTTCGCCTGCACTCGGGGGACGACCACATTCGCCGAGCTGGCCATCGCGAACGGGGAGCGCGCAATTGATCCGGTAGCACTATCGCTCGCCGGGGTGACCTCGACATCGACAAAGTAGTCGGAGCCATTGCCGGGCACATTGTACGTGTCGGGCCAGACCATTGACGTACCCTGATGGTACGAGGCCTGCCCTGGTGTGTCGGCCGTCGCCTCCGAGGGCGCGCTCAGCGGCCCAGCGGTAATACCGCTACTGCCGGCTCCACCACCGCCCCAGAAATTATTGACCGCGTTATTCCAGATCGTCCCCGTATTCGCGAACACGGCGACGCGGTAGCTGCCCGATGGAAGAACGACTCCGCTGTATGAAGCCGAGACCCAGCCGGACCCTGCCGCCCCGGACCAGGTTGGCGTAACAACGTGAGTCCCGGAGACGAACGCCTGGCTTGACTGGTTAAAGATACCGATCTCGGACGGAAGGACCGTTGCACCCGAGGGCGAGTAGAACCAGATGTTGTTCAGGTTGCAGGCCTGAGAGAGCTTGAACTCTGTCGCCAGCGTGAACGGCAGCGCCGAGTCCGAGAACATGTTCATCGGGAACGGCGTGTTCGGTCGGAGGCGGTAGCTCCCGCTGTAGTTAGCCGGGGCGGTGTCGCTTACCTGGAGGTCAATCCAGAAGTTAGACGAGCTCGACGAACCCTGGAGCGGGAGGGCCGCCGCCGGGTCGGTGCCTGTGGTGCCGAAGGAGCCCTGGGCGAACCCGAACGGAGCCGGGGCTGAGCCGCCGCCATCTGAGTAGGCCATGAGCGGCCCATTGGTGATGCCCGCAGCGTGAGGCTCGGCCGCACCGAACTGGGCGCTTGTCGATGGGAAGCCGTGGACAACGGACCAGCCGGTCTCGACCAGGTAGGGGACATCCGCACTCAGGGGGATCGGGTTGGTGAGTGGGATGTAGTTCCACTGGCCAGCGGTGAGCGTGCCGCTCGTCACCGTAGCCGCAGGAATGTTGATACCGGACGACGTCCCGCTAATCTGCCACAGAGCGAACTTCTGCGGCCCGGTGTCGCCGCCCGTCGGCACCCACCACCAGTACCCCTCGAACCACATACCCCACTGCGTCACCTGGAAAGTCAGGCCCGCCAGGAAGTTACCCGTGTAGGCCGAAGGGCTCGCCGGCCCGTTGGTGCTCGGGAACAATCGGTAGTGAGTCAAGGTTCACCTCCCTCTGGATGCCGTTGCTAATTTCTAGTTCTGGCCGGGCATCCAGATTCCATTGCGCTGGGCGATCTGCTCCGCCGAGGGCTTCTGAATCTGGACGTGGCTTAGACAGATCGGTACGGTGACGCAGGCCATGACCAGCTGGCCGGGTCCGGCCATCTGCGTCTGCCAGGTCGGAACGAAGGTGATCGCATCCCTGACCCGGTTATCGAATGCGTTCGGGGTGGAGAGGATTTCCTCCTTCTCCTTATCTGACAGCTGAAGGTACTCGGTGATGCACTGTGTGCACTTCAGATTACTGTTCATTGCTCTTCGCCTCCACGTGAGCTTGAACGGGTAGTTCCGGCAGTGTCTGGCCAAAGGAGGCCATCGCCGCCGACATCGCGCCGTAGTCCGTCGCGAAGTTTGCATAGATACTGTAGAACAAGGTGATGAACACACCCCACTTGAGCCATTCGGCCGGCAGCCCGAAGAACAGGGCCGCTACGAGCGGGAAGTTAATCAGCCAGTAGACAGCACCGTATAGGTGGACCTTGTACTGGGTTTTCGGGTTGGTCTCTAGGTCCTTGATGACCAGCTTGAGCCAGCCATGCCTCATTACCGGCTGGGTACGGATGGCCGCGATCTCCGCCCGTAGCTTTCTCAGCTCAGCGATGCTGTCCTCCGACAGGGAGGTGACCACCTTGATCTCACCCGGGGATGGCATTTGCGGCCTCTCTCTTTTCGTCTAGGTAGACGCCTATCCTGGTTCCTGTGTAGCTTCCCCAGTAGTCGGCGGTGAAGGTAGCGATGAGTGTGAGAGCCGCCAGAAGCGTGTTGTGCGACAGGAGAATTGCATCGGTGTTAGCCGAAACACCAGCAATTCGAGCCGCATCTTGAAGCGTGTCCCAGCGCGCAGCCGCATGAGCCCTCCCGGAGTTCTCTGCGCGAACAAGCCAGACGGAGAAGACGTCCTGGACGAACATACTCAGAAAAGCGATCAGCGGGATAATGATGTAGCTAGTCATTGAGCGCCGCCAGGTAGGGCGGGAGGATCTCCTCGGCGAGCGGTACAGCGAGTGCCTGCACCTCGTGGGCTACCTTCTGGAAGGCGTGGTAGCCGGGGAAGCGCGGACTCAGGCCGCGCCGGATCCTGCCCGGCCAGACGTAGAAGTTGCCAGGACCGATGCCCTCGATCCAGGGGCCATAGATCACCTGAGGGTAGCCGCCGTCCAGAACCAGGGTTGAGTCGGTCGTCTCTCGCCGCCAGTGAATTGTGCTCACCAGGTAGCCCGCATCGGGCGGGACCGGGTTGTGAATCGGGTCGCCGCCGTTGTGCCCCAGGTACATGTACTGGGTTGGCAGGTAGAGCTTGATACGGTGCACCGATTCGTCAGACAGCTTGTTTAGGACCGCCTGCTTGTAGCGGGCCATGATGGCTTCCCAGCGCCCGTCGAACACCGGCCCTCGGGTCTGTATGTCCAGGTCGATGAAGAAGTCAAAGTCCATCATATCACCCGGCTTCGGACCTTGCGGCCGTAAGCGTCGTAGCACTGCAGCCGTAGGTCAGGAAGACCGGGGCCGGGGAAGTTCTCGGGCTGCTGTCCCTGGTTCCTCTGCACCTGACCGTACCAGGTTGCCTGCTGGGTGTTCGCATAGCCCGTCTGGCCCTGGATCATCCCGACGGTTGCCTCAGCGATCGTCAGCTCGGTGACCAGGTCCGGGTAGACATCGATCGACACCGTCGCGCCCTGGGTGTAGGTGGCCGCCGTGGTCCCGAGGAACGCGCGGCTCACCGTCAACTGGCGCCGGGCCATGATTGGCGGGAGATTGTGAGTCGCGAGCACGGAGCCAGAGTAGGCCCGCTTGACGATCAGGTTGTTCCCGATGATGTACTGGATGAGCATCCACTCGCTATCGAGGAGGATGACCTCCTGCGCGGCGAACTGGGTACCGTCCGGGACGGTCAGCGTATTATCGGCGGCCGAGGAGGTCGTGCATCCGGCCGAAGGGCTGATCCCTGTATTTACGTACTGGCTATCGGTCACCAGCATTCGCTCGCTCCCGATGACGAGCGTATTGCCCACATCAACCAGGCCGTTGGCCGTCAGCGTGACGTTGGTCTGCGAGGACGAGATGATGGCCGAGGCCAGAGTGGCTGCCTGCTGGGTCTGCAGCCAGTAGCCGAACGGGCCGGTGATCTGAATGTCGTACTGCGGGGTGGTGTTGTTCCCGAAGGCCGCGTTGGTGTCGCGGCGCAGCTCGATAGAGGTATACGGCGGCCCACTCTGAGGAAGAAGAAGATACTGACCCGAGGTAATCGTAACCGGCGTCAGGAGGAACGGTCCCGACTGAACCAGCGTGGGCGGCCCAGCGAGCTCTCGCTGGTCGAGCCAGAGCCGCCAGGGGTATGCATACTGGTAGTTGGGCCAGTCCCAGTTATAGGTCGTCGTGAGGGGGTAGAACTTCCTCATGCAGAGACGGTCAACCGCCCCGGAGGCCGCCTGAATCTTGCGGTCGAGGACTGTGTCGGCGTACGCCGACTGCTGCACGTCTAGCGCTCTGCGGACCTGCTCGCGATTAGCGTAGCAGGCTCTCGTAATAGCCATCCGTTGCCTTGCTTTCTTGCTGAGAACCCTCGTTGGGGTAGGCTGGCCGTCTCTGCGGTTGTGAGTCTTGCCGGGTAAAGCGTAACCTACGGGGCGACAAATCCGCCGGCGCTCGGGTCCTCCTCCGACGGCCCCTCCGGAGAGGGCGCGGGGAGGGTCGGAGCTCCGAACGTAGCGGCGTTACGGGCGTCCCGTAGGTAACCGCGCGCCCGACCGATAACGTCCGGGTCTTCGCCCCGGGATTCTGCGACAGCGAGGAGCCGCTCCGACTCGTCGAAGTTGCGCCTTTCGTACTCTGCCCGCGCCAGTTCCATCGCTTCCGAGCCGGAAAGACCGGCGTACGGCTCGACGGCCGGCTCGGGAACAGGTGCGTCGAGCTCAGCCTCCAGGACCTGGTCCGGGGTAGCTTCCTTCGGCGCTGCTGAGACCTCCGAAGAGTCCAATGGGCTCACTAGGCTGGATCCAGTCTCTTGGCCACTGCCACCCGTCGAAGAGACAGAAGAGCTGGCTGGCCTGGCTTGTGGGTCCCTCGCGGAGGGGCTCTCCGCACTCGGGGCAGGCGATTGGAGGTCGGTCGTTCCAGAAGTGCCACTCCTGTCGGGCCCACTTCCGGATGTCGAGGAGCTGGTACCAGGAGATTGCTCATCACCTCCGTGCTCACGCGCGTAGTATTCGTTCCACCACTGCTCTTTGCCGTTACTTGCGCCGGCTTCACTTGCCTTTGGCATCGGGCCTCCCCCATTCCCCATCATCGGCGTGATCGGTCTCGCCGATCGTTTCCTCTTCTGGTGTCTGCGGAGCCTCTCGGTCCGCCACGGCGGCGACAGTGGCGGCGGAGGCATCCGATGGTAGCGGCTCCGCAGACACGTCCTCCTGGTTCCGTGGCGTAAAGCACTGGGGGCATATCGCGATGTCACCCGCGATCGCCTGGCACCCACAGTGCTCACAGTCCCACATTGGAATTGCCTCCTACTTGTCGTGCCTGTACAGCGGGGGCCAGTACTGGGAGATCCAGAGCTTCCCCTGGCGCACGAGCTCGGTCGATTCCTTCTGGGCATCCGCATTGCTTACCGTTGAACTGGTGATCCTTGGCATTGCCCCTCCTACAGCGCAGTAACGACCGCGCCTGCGTCGTATGGCATCCATGTAACAGACCAGGTGATTGCTCCAGTGCTCGTCGCCCCGGTTGTCACCTGGATCGTACCGGCCGGGATGATGGCGAGACCGCCATTGGAAAATGGGATGCCCTGGCCTCCAGAGCTTCCGTTCCATACCAGCGTGCCATCAGCGCCACTCACGAGCAGGGCGCTCGCCTTGGCAGCCGGAACAGCCAGCGAGGTGCCGACCGGCTTTCCATTCAGGTCCGCTGTTGCACAGAGAGTCGCTGTGGCCGACGAGCCCCCGGTCGGCTTGTTGCCGACCGAGAGCGTCGTTGCCTGCGCCTGGATCGCGGTGCTCACCACCCCGGTAAGACTGGTGATGATAACTCGGCCACCCGTCACAGCAAAGATGTCACCGCTGGTGGTTGCCGGGAGAGTCTTCGCCCCACCGGTCACCAGCGCGCCATAGTATGCCGCAAATAGCTCTGATGGCTTCGGGATTACCGACACCGGATCCTCCTTACGGCGCGGTAACCGCGCCGGGGTTCTTGCGCAGTAGCGGGACCCAGAGCAGGACCCACGTAAGCGCGCCGGCATTGGTCGCATCGGTCGTGAGGGTGACGTTGGTGTTCTCGAGAATGAACTCGCTGCAGCCCTTGGCCGAGCCCTTAGCGGACACGGCGGCCGGAAGCACGCCACCGAGTGTCGCCGGCATCTGGATGACGCTGCCAACAGTCGTGGCGTTGAACGCTGCCGCTGGGTTCGCCGCGAGCGCGGCATTGGCCCCGGTGATGCCGACAGAGATGTTCACGGCGGTCGCCGCGAACGCCGTCTGAACGACGCCGACCAGGCCAAGGACAACCACAGCTCCGGTGACCGTGAAGATCGTTCCGGTTGCGGTTGCCGGCAGCACCTTGTTCGACTGGACAGCGACGTTAGGAGCAACGCCGATGCCCTTGTACGGCTCGAGCTGCTTGAGGTTGTACCCTGCGAGTGCGCTCATCACGCCTCCTGGTAAAGGCCGTGCAAGGTATTCCACGGGAACAGGTTGATCGATGCCCCGGACTGGCGCCAAACGCCCTCTTCCTTGACATCTACCGTTCCCGATAGATCACTTGCACCGCCGCTCACGAAGTTTCCGTACACATCATTCCCGGAGCCTGAGAACTCCAGCTCGTCGAATGAAAGCGGCGTCGTTGTGTCCGACGTAGTCTGGTCAATGTTCGACACGTTAGCCCAGGGGGCAAAGATCGTGTAGCTGACCCCGGAGATCAACGTGGTGAACATCACGCCGATTTCGCTAATCTGAATCTTGTCCATCGTGTGAGACGTATTCGCCGCAACAATGGCGTTGTTCAGCCCGATGGTCGTGGTGTAACCGTCGGTGATAGCGATTTCAGACAGCGTGGTCATTGGTCAGGCCCCCAGGATCTCCAGGTTGGCCGGACCACGCTGGTGAACCGGGTCGTACGGGAGGACGACGCAGAGACCGCCCGCGCCGGACATGGTCGCCTTGATGTAGCTCATCGGGTCCGCGAACTCGGAGGTGAACACGTGCACCATCACGGCGACCGCAGTCGAGAAGTTCTGCGATCCAGCGTTGAAGGTGATCGCGTTGGCCGGCCCGTTGACGTTGTTGGCCGACGCACCGGTCCACGGCGCGGTGCCGGGGTTGTACGTCTGCTTCGTCCAGGCGGCGGTGCCGTTGAGCGCGGTCGTGGTGTAGACGTTCTTGATCGCGAACAGACCGCCGGAGAACGAGCCGCCGAACGTTGAGTCCTGGGTCAGCGTCAGCGTGGTCGCGGTAGACGGAGTCGCATTCCACGCGAGGATAGCGACGCCTGATGCGCCGCGTACCTTGAGCGGGTTTCCAGAGCCCACCGGGACCGCGTTGAAGAGGCGGCCGAGGGCTTCCATTCCTGCCATGTGAAACTTCTTTCTTGGAAGTGGGCGTTACTGCACTTCTGCTAACTCGGAGGGCCGGGGTGTTAATGCCGGCCCCCTACTCCTATAGGTGCGGGAAGTGCGGACGAACGCGGTGGTGCGTGCTGGCGGCCTGGATGACCATCTGGTCACGGCCCTGCTCGTCCTTCTCGGAGCGAGCGACCGAAATGTTCTCGACCTGCCAGGTGCCATCGGTCGGGACGTGACCGTTGATGTTGTACATCCCGTCCGGCGGCGCGGCAGCACCGGTGGTGGTGCCGACCTCCGACACGGTGGCTACGCCATCCTTGACGTCGACTCGAATCGAGTAGCTCATTGCCACTCCTTTCAACTGGGATCTGCCCCGCCGACAGGGAAGCATCGGCGGGGCAGAACGGTTAACGGCTCTGCAGCTGGACGAACGGGGTCAGCGTGTTCGAGCTGTTGTTGTGCGGGGTGATCGGCGACTGGATCCAGG